ATCCTAATCTTACTGGAGGCATTAGTTAATGGTAGATAAGGTTAATAAAAGTGAAGTTGAACGCACTACCAATGCCGGTGTTAAAGAAAAATTTCCTTCTCAACCGTGTGTTGCTATTGTTAGAAATCATTTAGATAGTACTTATATGGGAAATTTAGAAGTTGAAATACTAACTTCTAGTAATGCAGGACAGTCTACAAACGCTCCAGGGCAAATTATTCCAGTACGATACCTAAGCCCTTTCCACGGTACAACATCTTTAGAAGGTACTAGCAAAAATGCTGGCGCACAAAACAGTCAGCGTAGTTACGGATGGTGGGGAGTACCGCCTGATATTAATTCAAAAGTTCTTGTTATATTTGCTGAAGGTGGAGACGGATATTGGTTAGGATGTATTCCTGAAGATCACACAAATATTATGACTCCTGATCCTTGGGTGTCAACTACTTTTAATGATAAAGACAAAGCGAAAAAATTACCTGTTGTAGAATATAATAAAAAAATTGAAGATGGCAAGGGAAGAGATAGTACACAATTTATTAAGCCGGCAAACGAAGATGCTATTAGCATTTTAACAACACAAGGTCTTATTGAAGATGAGATTAGAGGAACAACAACTTCAAGTGCTAGAAGAGAATTACCTAGTGCTGTTATGGGATTTAGCAGTCCAGGACCTGCAGACAGACGTCCTGGTGCTCCAAGAGTAAATTATGGTGAAAACTTCGCACAAACTCCTGTACCTCAAAATAGATTAGGTGGTAGTAGTTTAGTTTTTGACGACGGTGATTCAACTCTTGTAAGAAAAACACCAGCGGGTGGCGAAAACCAAGGTCCATCAGTTTATGTAAATGTTGAAGGCGGTGAAAAAGGCGGAGATCCTACATTACCACATAATGAGCTTGTGCGTTTAAGAACCCGTACAGGGCATCAAATTTTATTACACAATACAGAAGATTTAATTTATATTGGAAATGCTAGAGGTACTACTTGGATTGAATTAACAAGTAACGGCAAAATAGACATCTATGCACAAGACTCAATTAGTGTACATACTGAAAATGATTTGAACTTTACTGCTGATAGGGATATTAACTTTAATGCAGGGAGAGATATTCATACAACAGCTGGCAACAGTATCTTTACTAACGCAACAGCAGATATACACACTAATGCAGGCAAGAACATTTACGAAACCGCTGCAACAAATTGGGAAATTAAAGCAGGTGCTGACGGAAAGATTACAGTAGGCGGATCTAGTAATATTAGTGCTACAGGAAATCACGTAGAAACAGCAAAAAATATTCATATGAACGGACCAGCTGCTGCAACAGCAACGGCTGCAACAGAAGCAAATATACCTTCTAGAGTTCCGCAACACGAACCGTGGGACGGCCACGAAAATTTAGATCCTGCTGCATTTGTTCCTGAAAAAACAGATAGTAAAGAGGAAGAAGAACCTAAAGCAACAAAACAAGCAACCCCGGATACATTTAAAAAGAATACAAAAAGAGATGTAAGAGAAAAACCAGCATCACAACCTGCAGAAACAGAAACACCTCCAGCAGCTAATGGCGCAGCAAAAGTTGATCCTAAAGTAACAGCAAAAGCAGCAGAAGTTAAAGCAAATATGAGTCCAGCATCTGTGTCTGGATTTATTAATTCTGTAGTTGAAGCAGGAGTAAACTCGTTTGCACAAGCACAAAATCTTATTAAAACTATTGACGACATTGCTGGTGCAGGAGTTTTAGGTAGTATTAAGAAAGTTGGCGGCGCAATAGTTGGCGGTGTAACACAAGCCGCAAACGATTTACTTAATTTAAGAACAACTCTTGCTAAAGGAAAACTACCAACAGCAGTACCTCAATCAACTAATACGGGCCAATATGGAAATCCTGCAGATAGGCAAATTGTTGCAGATGTAGGAGCCGGAAAATATAAAGCAAACGAAACAGTTACAATGTCAGACGGTTCTAAACTAAGAGTTCAAGAAGTTGACGGCAAACGTAGTTTAGTGAATTTTAATGTAGGTTAAATATAGTTATGAGTACACAAGAAAAAAACATATACAAACAAATTGTTGTTCCTAGCAATAAGAAACAAGAAGTTGTTCCCGAGTCTAGGGCCTATAGAGGTATTAGTACAGTTAATCCTAATGCATCTGATTGGGTGTTATACGATATTGAATTAATTAAACAAGATATTATTAACAATTTTCATATACGTCAAGGTGAAAAATTAAGCGATCCTGAATTTGGTACTATTATTTGGGACATTTTGTTTGAACCTCTCACAGATCAACTTAGAGATGCTATCATTCAAAATGTCTCAAGAACCGTTAATTTTGATCCTAGAGCAAACGTTGACAACATTACAGTGTCAACATACGAAAGCGGCATACAGATCGAGTGTACACTAACTTATTTGCCTTACAATATATCAGAAACAATGCGTTTAAGGTTTGATGAAAATGCTGGCTTCCTTTCATAAGATAAAGTACGCACTTAATCAAAGTAAATAAATACATTATAACGAGGAAAGCACACAATGTCATCTACAGATAGACAAAACAGATTATTACTAGCGGAGGATTGGAAACGAGTTTACCAATCATTCCGTAATGCAGATTTTAAATCGTACGATTTTGATAATTTGCGCAGAACAATGATTAATTACCTTAGAGAAAACTATCCTGAGGACTTCAACGACTACATTGAATCAAGTGAATACCTAGCACTTATTGATATGATTGCTTTCTTAGGTCAAAACATTGCTTTCCGTATTGATCTAAATGCTCGTGAAAACTTCTTAGAACTAGCAGAACGCCGTGAAAGTGTATTACGTTTAGCAAGATTGCTTTCCTATAATCCTAAACGTAACCAAGCAGCAAACGGCTTACTAAAAATTGAAGCAATTAGCACTACAGAAGAAATCATTGATAGTAACGGTGTAAATCTAGAAGAACAAACAATTCAGTGGAATGACCCAGCTAACCCAGACTGGTTTGAACAGTTTATTCGTGTTATGAATGCATCGTTACCAGTAAATGGAACATTTGGACGTCCTGTTAAAAAAGAAACAATTAACGGCATTCCTACAGAACAGTACAGAATGAATAGTACTAATACAGAAGTTCCTGTTTATAGTTTTAGTAAAACAGTTGACGGGAAATCAGTTCCTTTTGAAGTTGTATCGACAGATATTACTGATACAGATATTGAAGAAGAAGCACCATTCCCTGGCAATAACTTTGCGTTTTTGTACAGAGATGACGGCCGTGGCGTTGCTAGTTCTAACACAGGGTTCTTCTGTCATTTTAGACAAGGTACTATTGATCAAGGGCAATTTAATGTTACAAATCCGTCAACAAACCAAGTTGTTGCAGTTGATGCACGTAATGTAAATAACTCAGACGTTTGGCTTTACAAGCTAGATAGTTTAGGCAATGAACAAGAACTTTGGTCTAAAGTAGAAGCAGTTGAAGGTAACAATGTTATCTACAATAGTTTAAACAAAGGTATCCGTAATATTTACAGTGTACTAACACGTATTGAAGATAGAATTAGTTTAATTTTTGCAGACGGCACGTTTGGTAATTTACCACAAGGCAATTTCCGTGTTTACTACCGTACAAGTAAAAATCAACGCTTAATCGTTACTCCGGATAATTTAAGAGGAATTGCTGTAAGAATTCCGTATGTATCAAGAGCAGGTACAGCAGAAACTGTCACACTTACACTTGAATTAAAAGCAACTGTTGATAACTCAACAGTTTCTGAGACTAACGCAAGTATTAAGAAAAATGCACCTTCTTTGTATTATACACAAAATCGTATGGTAACGGCAGAAGATTATCAAATTGGACCTTTAGCTGTTAGTCAAGAAATTGTAAAAACAAAAAGTGTAAACAGAACATCTAGCGGTATTAGTAGAAACTTTGATCTTGTTGATGCAACTGGAAAATATTCTACTACAAATTTATTTGGAACAGACGGTGCAGTTTATAAAAATTATCTAACAGTTAAAACAGGTTTTGATTTTGAAACATTAACTGATATTGAAGGACAAATTGTTAATACTATTGAACCTATTCTGTCAAGTATTAAAGTAAGAAATTATTACTATGATCAATTTCCTAAATTATTAGTTGAAGATTTAGGCGCCACGTGGACACAGATTACTGAGGACACAAACAATTTTACAGGTAGATTAACTAATTCAGCAGACGTATTAATTAAAGTTGATACATTTACTGGGTCGAATATGAAATTTGTAAAACCTAATTCATTATTAAAATTTGTTCCGCCTACTGGATATCATTTCTTAAAAGGAAAATTAGAATTAGGTGAGCCTGATTTTAGAGGTGGCACAGCATACAAATGGGTAAAAGTTATTAGTGTTGTTAGAGATGGTACAGAAATACAAGATGATAATTCTGGACCAATTGTGTTTAATGATAGTATCCCTACGGGATCAAGACTTGTTGAAATTAGAACAGCACTTCCGTCAGCACTAACAGACGATGTTAAAGCACAAATTACAGCACAAATATTTTCTTATAGAACATTTGGTTTGAGATTTTCAAGAAATGACGGAGAATGGAGACTTATTACTGAAAATAACCTTGCTGCAAATAGTGATTTTAGTACAGGTAAAACCGGTGATACTACAAATCAACAACTTGATGCAAGTTGGCTTTTAAAATTTAATACTGACGGCGAAAAGTATACTATTACACATCGTGCTATGCGTTATGTATTTGAAAGTGATAAAGATATTAGATTCTATTATGATAGCAGTGATAAAATTTTTAATAACAAAACAGGTAAAATTGTTAAAGACAAAATCAATATTTTAAATATTAACACTAAACCGGATTCTGTAGAACCGTTTAATATCAATTACTTATGGGAAATTGTAGAAGAATACAGGGATGCAGAAGGCTATGTAGATTCTAGAAAAATACAAGTAAGTTTCTTTGATGACGATGATGACGGTGTTGTAGATAATCCAGAAATCTTTGATGATATTGTTGACGAAGAAACATCACCTTTGAACAAGTTAGTATTTTTACAAAAAAGTACAACAACTGACGGCGTTGAAGATTACAAGTATGTAAGTAAAGAATCAGTATTTAGAGATCCTACACAACTTATTTTAAATTCTGTATCAGAAAGACAGCCATTAAGCACATATGAAGATGGTGATATTCTTTACTATTTAGAAGAAGATATTTTTGAAGTATTTAACGCAACTACTACAACACTTGCAATTACTACAGATTATAAAGCAAGCGTTGGTAGAGATGGATTAAAATTCCAGTATGTACACGCAGCTGATCAAGATAGTAGAATTGATCCTAGTGCAAGCAATATTGTTGATACTTACATATTAACACGAGGGTATGACACATCATTTAGACAGTATCTTGATGGTGTTGTAGCTAATAAGCCTTTACCGCCAAGTAGTGATTCTTTGTTTATTAGTTATGGTAGCGAGCTTAATAAAATTAAGTCACTAAGTGACGAAATTATCTATCATCCAGTTAAGTACAAAGTACTTTTTGGAAACAAGGCAAAAGAAGACTTGCAAGCAACATTTAAAATAGTTAAAAACCCAGACTTGGTGTTAAACGATAACGAAATTAAATCTAATGTAATTAGTGCAATTAATAAATTTTTTGCACTAGATAATTGGGACTTTGGTGAAAAGTTTTACTTCTCAGAGTTGTCTAACTATGTAATGAGTCAACTTTCGCCAACCTTAGTAACGTTTGTAATTGTTCCGGATCAAGAAGATCAAGCATATGGTTCATTGCAAGAAATAAAATCAGAATCAGATGAAATTTTTATTAGCGGAGCAACAGTTGAAAACGTTGAAATAATTGATGCAATTACAGCAAGCAGATTAAAAGCATCTGGCGCTGTAGTTACAAGTATTACAAATTCGACTACAGGAATTCAAAGTGGTTCTTTTAGCAGCAGTTCAATAAGTGGAGGCCTTAGCTACTAATGGCATACGACGACGATCAGAAACCTACTAGTTTGCCGGCTGGCAAACCAAACAGAAGAAAAAGTTCAGATCATTTACCTAGATATTTTAGAACTCAGGTAAACAATAAATTTCTTTCTAGTACGATTGATCAGTTAATACAACCCGGTGTTGCTGAAAAATTAAATGGATACTTTGGACAAAAAGAAGCTAAAGGTTATACTAAAAATGATTTTTATGTAGGCGATGTTTCTAA